TTGAAAGAAGTCTTTAATTGACTCAGGTGTACCACGACTACGATAATATGCTGTTAATCTTTTATATAAATGTCTAGGATCAGCAGCAAAGGTTCTGGGAATAGCTACACCAACTTCTTTTTGTAGCTGTTGAAGCAAATTTGATTCAATACGATCAATATCACGCTGAATATCAATAGTATTAAGATAATGACCAGCGTTGTTAGTATGCTCAAGAAAGTCACAATAGACCTTCAAGGCATGCATCATACCAGGATAATTATGAGATACATGTTCTGGCACTAGATCGTCAACAATTGATCGTAATACTAGTCCGTCATGTAATTCATTTGTTTCTGTTACTGTCATTTAATTAATGCCTTGACGTTGTTGTATAATCAATACCTGCAGATACACCACCAGTGATCATAGTATCAACTTCACCTTTAACAATGCATTCATCAACTAAAATGTTAAGAAGCTCATTGCGTTTAGGTGCTAAATCATTTGAATTAGGTGAAACAGTAATCTCGATATATGTACCAATAATAGATGTTGGATTAAATCCGTTCAACTCAATAACACCAGTTGATTCAGTTACTGTACCAATATTAGCATTTAATACTCTCTGATTAGAACCAGCGCCTGTTACAATTTCTACCTTACGAACACCAGTTGTGTCTAAGCGGTCTCGGAAAGTGCACTGTCTTCCTAAGTAACTAAATTCAGTTGAGCTCATGATCTGTTCATCCGAAGATGTTGTATAGAAAGCAGATGAGAAGTTTAGTGTGTATTTTAGCTCAGTATTAAGAGTAGGCACAAATCGCTTCTTCATCTTAACACGAAGTATTGTATTAATAATAGCTGGATCAGATGTATCAATTTTAGAATTAATATTAGAGAAACGGAACACACCGTCAAAACGCTTAAGCTCGTTATTGTTATAGTCCCTAATAGCCTCACGTGCAATAATTGCTAAAGCATCAGCAGACGCATTAGTAAGGTTAGGATTATACTTAAAGAAAGCCTCTAAGTAAATGTAAGTATATGCTGGATCAACAATTGTTGGTGTGATAGAAACAACATTACGTGGCTTTAAATATTGTCCAATAATGAGTTCTTTATCCGTAAGAGTAAGCACTTCAGCATCACGTGGTTTAATTGAGATATAAACTTTACCATAATCAGGTGGGCTATTATCTTCACCACCCCATACAGAGATGGCTTCGATGTTAGCATAGTTGTTTTGAATAATAGCTTTATAATCATCAGGAGTAACTGCTCGGTTCTGAGAAGTATATCCAAGAGGCGCATTAAACTTAATTGAGTCAATATCCTCTCTTGTTGAACCACCAGTTGCTTTAGAAATAGTTGTTACTGTAGCATCAGTATTACCTTGAATAGTATCGGCTAGTGAGAAAGTCTTAGCTCCGTTAGCTTCATCATCATTAGTAACAATATATGTAATTGTGATTACGTTACCATTCTCTGGCTTTTTACCAATAACATTATCACCAAAGAAAATTTCATACAACCCATCTTGACCTTCTTGTAAGAAGTAGACAGCTGATGTCGGACCAACTGCTGATACGTCATTAGCTGTTTCGTAATCAAGTATTTCAGTTGAGATAGATGATTCGCGTACTGTGACAACCATTGATGATGTAACAACTTTCTCAAAAGGAATCACAAACTTTTCACTAGAAGCTGTATCAAAGATATATGTTGTAGACTTAAATGAGCCCTGAACTAGTTTAACACCTTTAAAGACATATGCGTTATCTGTATCAGGTGTAATAGTCTGTGTATTTTCAGTAACAAAACTATATGTCTTGCCATCAATCAAACTATTAAACTGTGTACCTTTAGCCATAGTCATAGGGATATAACCAGTACCATCTTCATTCAGAACATTGGTTGGGTTATTAACAGCAATGTCAACAGAAGCAATTGGCGCATAAGAGGAACGAGGTGTATAGCCAAGAAGTTTAGCATGAGAAACAACTGACTGACGTAGTTGAGCCGAGTCAAGGAAAGTTTCGTTCAATGCCATGTTGGCGTTAAGCGCATTAAAGTGTGTAATATATACCATAGCATCAAGCAGTGTGTTGGCTGCCGAGCCCTCGAAGTTGGTATCCTTTAGGACATCATCTTCTGAAAGGTATTTAATTAGACTGGACTTGATCGAGTCAAAGTCCATATCTGCTACGTTAAGTCTTTTTGTTGTATCTACCATTTATCTTAATCTCTCAACTACAAATTCTACGATGTCTGTTGTCTGTTCTGGTGAAAGTATAGTAATATCTATACTAACTCTTAATGCATTCCGGTAATCTAAGTTTGAAACAATCACATTATCAACCCTTACTCTAGGTTCATGGTTTCTTAAACTATTGATAATCACGTTCTTGATTGCAGCTTCAGTAACAGCATCAAAATTTTCAAATAAGTATGCCCTTAAGTTTCCACCAAAGGTTGGGTTAAATGGTCTTTCACCACGTCCTGTTAAAAGAATATTTTGTACAGATTGCTTAACAGCTTCAGCATCACGCTTTAACGCAATGTCACCTGTATTCGGATTAATAGTAAACCGAAAGTCCAAGTCCGAGTAGACGTTCTGCCGTGCTCTGATAGTATTCTTTTCCATAGTGTTATTTATACCTTTTATCCTACGTTAACAGTAGATGATCCACCTGTTAATGATCCTGAATCAACAGAATCACCAATTCTTGCAACATATGCTCCGCCGATTCTAACTGTACTAGAACCAGTTGTGATAGAAGCTGTATGTGGTGCACAACTACTACCACTAGGTTCATCATGTTCAACAGTATCATCACCTATTCTGGCAATAAGAATACCATTTGCTTTAACTGTTGTCTGACCAGGAGTATCAAGTGTTGAAGTTGCATCACAAGTTGCGTGACCTGTGGTGAGAGCATCATCTTTTCTACTAACACCTGGCATTATACAAATTCTCTATCTGTTGTATTTTCCATACCGCCAGCACGTAAAGCAGTTAATACTTGGTTTCTAGGATCTAGTTTATTATATGCAATATGTAAAAGCAAGTTTTGATTATCAAAGCTACCAGGATTTTCCAGAATCATTTGTGTCCACTCTGGAAGAATTTGTCTAATTCTATTTGCTCTTGCTACAAACTCTTCCCTATTAGTAACACCTCTGAATTGTAAGTCAGCTGCATATCCACCATAGTGATGTGATCCACCAACATTTCTTCTAGGACGAAATCTACCACCAACACGTTCTACATGTTCTGATCTAAAACCATGTGTTATTTTCATATCAGGCATTTCATCATAAATTGGTGATAGTACCTCATCTACTAATATTTGTAGATTAACATTAATATCAGCAAGAGTAAGTCCGTGAACCCTTGATGGTAGTTCTGGTACATATGGAATTATAGGATTGCTTGTAACATCTGCAATAGTAATAGAGCCAGAGCCTGTAGCGGCTGGCTTTGCATCAGGATATGGTTCCGCAGAGCTAGTAGCTGCCGCTGCAGATCCGATTGCAAAGTATTCGGATGTTTTTGTTCCATACGCGTCCTCCCTATCACTACCATTTGCGTAGTCGCGTGCACCACCAGCACCCTGAAGATGTGCTGCAGCTAGTAAACCAGATACTTCATTCTGTGGTGTACTATCATCAATAGTACCAATACGTCTCAGCGTATTATAGTTTTGTGTAGAGTATGCTTGAAATGCACTATCTTGTGTTGCTCTATCTTGTAGGAAGGCGTTTAGATCAGTCATACCACCCTTACCTGTCCAGTTAGCTGGATTATTAACTGAGCTGTTACCACCACCTGCTGCATATGTACCAGCTTTAATGTAACCAAGGTCTTCTAATGCAGCTGCACCAAACTGATAACCACCAACATAGCCAATACTATTTACTGCGGTATAATCACCGCTTGACTCTCGTTGTAATAGAGCTGACTGTAGACTTACTGATTGATCTACTGACAGACCACCAACACCAGCACTTGGTGGAATAATACTTTTAGCACTAGCTGTCGCCGCTCCTAGATTTTCTCGTCTAAGTTCTATCTCTGTTTTAATTTGAGGATTTTGTAATACCTCAACTTCAATAACAGCATCGGCGGCAGGAACTTTAGCTTGTTTTGCTTTCTCTCCAACAGTACCATCTGGATTAGTTACAACATTAGGTACGTCACATAATGCCGCTGCTGCTCCTAATGGATTCTCTATTAAGCCTGTTACAGTAGATAATAGTTCGTCAATGTCACCAACAGCTGTGGCATAGTATTCTTTAAACTCAGCTATCTTTGCTACTAGCCCTATGTCTAATGGGCCAAGAGAAATCATTGCAGCAATGTCTCCTTGAAGAGTACGAGCTGGGGCTAAAGCATCACCAATAGCACTATCAAGCGCACCTTGGGCTTCAGCTATCTTAGATTCAATACCAGCGATAGCTCCATTTACATCAGACATTGCGTCATCTACTGCACCTTGTGCGGCAGCTAAAGCATCATCAAAAGCACCAAGTGCTGGGTTATCTCCACATGCACCTGCTTTAAGTGTATCTAAAATCGACATATATAATCCTTAGTTAAGATCAATGGTTGCACCGTTAATGTCTACAGCACCAACACCGGTCATATCAATGGTTGCATTAGACTTGATATCAATATTGGTTGTTGATTCTAAGCGAGCATTTGCTTTACCATAGTATGTTGCACTACCTACAGTAATCTCTGCTTTATTGCCTGCAGTAGTTTCAGTACGTTTACCGTTTACTGTTTGGTTTAGATCAGTCTTAACAGTAAGCCACTGAGATCCAGCCGCTACAGTAAGTTTATCGTCACCATTAACAACCATAATTGTTCTATTCTGTTTAATGTTTTGAGAAACACTACCACCAATAGTTTGAGCAAAGTCTTGTCCAATTTCAGATTGAACATTAGATGCAACCTTTTGAATAATAGATTTACCAATCTTTTGGTTATAGTTACCCTCAACTTCTAGTGTGTAATCGCCTTTAACGAAGTGTCGCATAGAACCAATAACTGTAATATTGCAATCACCTTTAATAACGATCTCACGATTTTTCTGAGAAAATTCATATTGATCACCAACAGATTTGGTGTACCAACTACCCGCTCCATCAACTTCTTGATATGAGCCAGTAGGGTGTGTGTAAGAATATCTTTCTTCGCCAGATGTATTACCGTATTCTATAATATGACCACCTTCATGAACTTCTGCATACGTTAGTGGATATTGATCATTCTGTCTTGATGCAGCTACTTCTGGTTCTTCAATTTCTGTACGTTCATAGTATGCATCATTCTCAGGTTCAGCAACAGTAGCAACTTTAGGTGGAGTTGCTTGAGGTACTTTACCCATTCTTTGTCCGTCACGTGCTTTCATTGTTGGGTGATTTGCATAGTCACCCGGACGAGAAGCCGCTGGCATGTCAACTGTATCTGTTTCTTTAGGATAAGAACCACTAGGAGATGAGAAGCCAACTGAAGCTGATCTATAGTCGCCAGACTTACCTGGCAGTGTACCCAGTATTAGCATTTGTTGTTTGTATTCATCTAAGAAAGCAACTACAACCCAAGAACCCTCAACAAAGTATGGTGTAGCACCAATACCAGAAGTTGAAGCCGAAGTAGTAGGCATCATAACATTAGACCATGGTAGGTCATCTGTAGGTACTTCTTGACGATTCTGTGTGTGAATACCAACAACACGCACTTTAGCACGACCCATATATTCTGGATCATTTCTGTCTTCTACAACACCATAGTGTAATTCCATTATACAATAGCCTCTTTATTAATACCATTACGAATTGCTTCAATATACATTGTGTATTTACCAGCTCTGATTTCATGTTTAATTGCAGAGCAGAGATATGTGCCAGAGTTAACCTGATCAATGTCTTCTTCGGAACTTAGGTTTGGAGTCATTTTCTTAAATGTTAAGTTAACAAGCTTACCGCACTCAAGATTAGGAACAGTATCAACAACAGCTAATATAGCTTGGTTATTCATACGATTAGCATAACTCATCATTGACACTAAGCTGTCTGAACTTACTTGATGCAAGTTGCCTACGTCTACTGAGCTATATGCTTTACTATCAGTAAGACGATAGACGTGAGCAGACTTAGCCATCTGGCTTGGTCTTATATTATTAATAGAAAATGCTGGATCAATATAATCTTTTAATGTTGAGTTTAAGTGTGGTGCGCTTTTCTCATAATCAAACACTGATTCAGTATATGTCTTTGTTGTTAAATCAAATGTACATATATCAGCAGCTAGTGAGCCTTCTGTTAGATTACTTAGTAAAGGATATCCAGCTTTAATAACTTGTTCTTCTACATTAGATACACGGTCAGGTAAATCACGCAATGATTGTCCTGTAGCATCTGTATTGATATGCGATATATTTTTTAGTTCAATAGGCTCTTCATCAGTATTAAACATATCACCTAATGATTTTAATTTAGCACCAGGGTTAATGACAGTATCGTATAAAAACAATGGACTATTATCATTACCAAATGTACTCGTTAAAACCATATCAATTGCTTCATACGGTGTAACAAAGGGAAAGACTACCTGATGAGAAGAACCACCTGTTGACTGAACATCTACATCTTGCTCTAAGAATGTATTATGAATCTTTGAGATAATATCTGTGTTACGTCCTTTAAACGA